CCGACGTTGCCGTTTCCTTGAATAACCATCAATGGATTAGAGTTGTATCCGGAATTATATAGACTTCCGAATACCATATTGGTCATATTTGACCCGTTGTAATCTGTATGTATTTTACCAGTTACATTCGAGGTGTCGTGCCAAACTATACCTCCTCTAGGGGTGGTTCCTGTATAATTAACACTAAGTCTTATCAGCGCATCAGTAGTTGTACTAGCTTGACCAACTTGAAGTAACGCTCCAGGACTCGTCGTCCCAATACCGACGTTACCTCCATCGGCCTTAATGGTCATCCTAGTTAGCATAGTGCCAGTGCCATTATTCTGCCTAAAGTATATATCTCCCCAAGGCTGACCAGATGTAATTGGATATGTGTTGTCTATATAAGCTCCAGCGCTATTTGCGTTGTATAATAAATGAAATCCGTGGGTATCTGAATAGTTGTAGCTAATCTTTATACCTTGGTTATTTGCGCTATTAACGTTGTTTATCCTTACAAATGGGTCTATTCCATCAATGTGTAAGATTGAAGATGGTGCCGTCGTACCAATGCCGACGTTGCCGTTTGCTAAAAAAGTAGTATAAGTACTTCCGTTCCCAGAAGTTATATAGGTAGCTCCAGCACCACCTCCGCTAGCAAGATTGCCTACATAAGTATTTCCACCTACACTTTGAAGTATAGACTTGCCACTGGAATCTCCCCATATTTCTACGTTGGCTCCATTAACTGTGTCAGATACAACCAGTGTTCTTCTGCTTGGTGCGTGTGACACAGGACTCGTAGTTCCAATGCCGACGTTGCCCGCAGCAGTAATCCGCATACGTTCATCATTATTGGCATATAAAATATATGGGTGATTAGTTATTGTACCAGTAACACCGCCAGACCCAGTATAACTTACTACAGTTCTAATTGTTCCGTCACCACCTTCAATGACCCCCCTTACATCAAGTTTAGAATTCGGCGCCGTCGTCCCAATGCCGACGTTGCCGCCGCTGGTGATTCGCATAAACTCAGAACCATTGTCGGTTCCTACTGTCGAACCACCAACAAATCTAAGTCCAAAAGAATCAAAGCTAATAGATGCCGGAGCTGATGCTCCAGCAATCATCATAAGCGATGCTGTATTAGTATCCGAAATCGTTATACCACTTCTTGTGCTTGTTCCATTTGATACAGTAAGCCTTGTATAAGTAGTAAGTGTTCCAATTAAAACGTTTCCAGCAGCATCAATAATCATTCTTGATGCCCCATCAACAGACAACTGCATACCAGCATTAGTGATGCCTACTATTCCAGCGCCTATTGACGCATAGTTTCCAGTATCAGTATTTGTGAGTCTTATGGCCGAGCCTCCAGCGCCTACTGTAGCTCCTAAATTTCCAGCAACATTTAGTTTTGCCCCAGGACTAGTCGTGCCAATGCCGACGTTCCCAGCGTTTGTTATTACAGCAGCCGTTGTGTAGGTGGCGTTTATTTCGTCAGTATTGTTTGCGGTGACCAAGAAATTAAATCCAACACCTCCAATTGCAATATCTCTTAATGGTTGAATTTTAGAACCTCCCGATACAGTTGTTCGAATAAACTCTATTCCAGATGTAAATGCACTACTTGTTAGAGAACCTATTATCTTAATTCCATCAGTACTATTTGCTCCGTCGTTTATTATCGCACGAGCAGCTCTTAATGCGTCCGTAAACCTACCCGTCCCATTCACATCAAGCTTGTAACCAGCGTTCGTGGTGGTTCCTATGAGAACGTTGCCGCCATTAGTAACCCTTATACGTGTTGAGTTTCCAGTGTTAAAATCAATATATCCGCCGGCTCCTTGACCATAAATGTTAATCGAGTTTATGTCATTTTCAAGACCAGAAGCATTCAAGCGAAGCCATCCATTTGTTCCGGCTCCGTTCAAATAAACACCATTAGACGATGAATAATATGATAATGCACCATCAATTGCATACAAAAGCCCAGCATTAGGAACCATACGCAATCCTTCACCAATTCTAATGTCAGAAGTAACATCCAGCTTATAAGATGGACTCGCCGTGCCAATACCAACTCGGTTGTTAGCAGAATCAACAAACAGCGTGTTGGAGTCTATGTTCACTCCTGTCAAATACCTGATGGCCATTTTTCTTCAGTTTCCTATTGTACAAATTTAAGCAAAAAGCGGGGGTAAGCTTAATGCCAACCCCCGCCTACACAATGCATTAGCACCTATTAAGATACGCGCTGGATGAGGACTCTGTACGCATTCGAAGAAGGCACCGTAGGCACCCCGGAGAACGTAACCGTAACGACATTCACGCTCGTCCGTACCACGTCTGCGTAGACCGTATCGTACGTTGCGTTGTCGTAAAGCTGAACAATAACATCGCGGCTATTGAGGTTGTGCGTGATGGCGAATGCAATCGCCTCACCATCTCCTACGTTAGCAACAGCTCCCGTAGTGTCAATGATTGCCTGAACAGCACTCGTAAAATCACTTACCTGAGAAGCAGTGATGGATATTGCTACGTTGGCCGCTGCTGTAGCGCGGCCCTTGGCATCAAACGTAATCTGAGGAACGCTTCCTGCAAGACCGTAAGAGCCTGCGGTTACTCCGCTGTTGGCAAGCGTAAGCCCAGCCGTTACGTTGGCACTTCCATCAAACGTTACCGTCCACGTAGCGTCACCAGTGATGCTAATCGTACGTGCGGTAGCAAGCTTTGTAGCAGTAGAGGCGTTACCAGTAAGCTCACCAGTAAGGTTAGCTACAAGGCGACCAAGGGTGAACTCACCTACCGTAGTAGTTGGAAGCGTAGTAGTATGACCAAGAGTGAACGAAGCCTCGCCTACGGTACTTACAGAAGCATCGTAGAAGAACGTAGCATACTTCGTTCCGCTGTTGACGTAGTTACCAAAGAATCCGATGTCTACAGTGTTGTCTACGTTTCCATTGGCATACTGCATCATATTGTCCTTGATGGACACAATGGTGCTGTCAATGGTCGTAGTAGTTCCGTTTACGGTAAGGTTGCCTCCAATGGTTACCGTAGAACCATCATCCGTAATAAGCGAGTTGGCAAACTGTCCGCTTCCAGTAGTCCATTTTGGGATGTTATTGTTGGTTAGGCTACCAGCGTTCTTAATCGCTACGTCATCAGCGTTAACCGTGATACCCGTACCAGCGCCCACGTTAAACGTGGCACTCTCTCCAAGCTCGACAGTTCCGCCACCAGTCAAACCGTTTCCTGCGGTGTAGTTTACACTACTGTCAGCGAGTGAGCTGTTGGGGATGTTGGCGAGTTGAAGCGTGGTGCTCGTGATGTTGATACCAGTAGCGGTAGAAGCTGTCAACCACTCTGACTTTCCAGCTGAATCGTCCCAAAAGAAGATTCGGTCGGCGTTAGGGTCAGTCAAGTCTTCAAGACCAAGGTGCTTAAGCTGAACATCGTCAGTATTTACCTGAAGACCTACACCCTGACCTACGTTGATGGTAATGTTGCGAGTTCCAGTAGAGGTAAGACCAGCACCAGCGGTTACGCTACGAACATCACCACCTACATCAATCCACTCGGTTCCATCCCAAAAGTAGATTGACTTGTCTCCGGCAGAGGAGTCATAGTAGATTTGACCCTGAACAGGGCTTCCCGGAGGGGACGCTAAATTCTGAATAACTGCATTTTGCAGTTCATTCTGATTTAGGTTAATGGACGATACAAACTTGATAGCCATCAGTTAAAGAATGCTTTACCGCTGAAAGCTCCAGCGAAAGTTATTGTTACTTGGTTTATTGAATCGTATAAAACTTCTCCATATACTACGTTGAATGCTGAGTCAACTATAGTTACTGAAGGATATTTTGCAAGATTGTGAGTTACAACCCATATAGCTGAAGGAGAAGTTTGAGTATAAACGTAATTTGAATCTTGGCTTACGCCGCCAATAACGCCAGTAACGGTAACCGTGTTCCCCTTCTGGTTGGCCACCAAGGTGGTGCCCTGAACTTCGTTTACCGTTATGTTATTAGCTGACTCACGTACTACTATTGCACTCATTCTACTACGTCCTCGTTAACAGTGAATAGTCCGTACAGCCAAGTTTTGACCGTTCCTGAGTTGTTACTCTGGAGTCCGTAGATATACATACCTCCGTTAATCGTTGACATCGTAGTTGCTGTAGCTGTTACATACAACTTACCGTTGGCATTTCCGCTGTAAGTAAAATCTGTGTAGTCTAGTATTGGTGTCGGAGAAGTATCGCTCTCAGAAACCTCCATCTTCCATACATATCCAGTAAGGTTGATAGGTTGGTCATTGGGGTCATAGAAATCAATCTCAATAGAGAACGTATCACCCTCGCGACATACGATGTCTATTCGTTGCGCGTTGTCTAGATTTACTACAGATGGATTAGTGCAGGACATAGTGCAAAGTTACTTCTTTATCGGCTACCGCTTAAGATGATGTCTACGATGTCTTCCTCTCCTTGGAGGTCTTCTTTGTTGAGCTCAGGACGCTCTCCTTTACGCTGCGAAATCAGTTTGCTTTGGGCTACTGCCTGCTCCTTAATGCGCTCGTCCTTGCGGTCTTCAGCCTCTTTATCTGCGCTCTGGCGAACACCTGACTCAATCTGCTGTTCTGCAATACCGTATTGGCCCTGAAGCTGTGCCAACTGCATCTTAAGGTTGTATTCAACCTGCAGAAGCTGAGCCTTGGCCTGTGCTTCCAGCTGAATCTTCTGTGCTTCTAGCTGAGCCTTCATTTGATCCTCCTGCATCTTGGCTTGTGAAGTTACTTGCGCAACTTGTGCGTTAGCCTGTGCTTGGAACTGAGAGTTCTGCTGAGCCATTTCCTGACGCTGCTTCATACGCTTTTTGCGGCGCACGATAAGCAGGCGCTCGGCTTGATCGATATCGCGCAGCTGGCGGATTGCCATAGCGTCCTCGATGTCAAGCTCACCCGCAGCGATAGACGCTTGGATGTTCTGCTCAAGGTACATACGGTCTACCTCGTTCATATCCGTTACCACGCGCACACCGAAGTTGTACATCGGAAGCTTAGCGAAGCTGGTAAGAACAGCCATATTCTCTCGACCGATAGCGGTCTCATATGCTCGGTACAGGATAGACTGAGGAGGCAGGATCTGCAAGCACTTAACTACGTCCTCACATACCTTGCGGTACAGAACCAGAGATGCGTTGGTGATGTCGTAGAGTGCGTTGTTGGCTGCTGCCAATTGCTGTTGGCGTACACCTACAAGCTGGTCTCCTTTCGGGCTAGAGCCATCCATTACCTCGTTGATGCCCGTAGCATCACGAATCATACGCAGTGCGTGGTTGTAAATTGTGATGAGTTCGTTGATGTTGCGGATAGCGTTGTCCAGTGGACGGATAGGCGGGTTCTGGAAACTACCGTCAGGGTTCTTACTGCGGTAGTAGAACACACCAGTCTGCTCGTAGATGTCTTGGATGTCCAGAGGCTGGAGCTCTCCACCACGACCTAGCTGTACGTTTTCCAGACCCTCGATGTCCACGATCAATCCATCAGGCTTAGCCTTCGCAATGGACTGCTGAAGCTTTAGGTGGGTGATCTGGATCTGGTCAGCAAAGCCGATAACAGAACTCACCATTGACTTAGGGATCATCCGGCGGATGTTGGTAGCCACAGCACTGTAGCTCATCTTCGTGCGGGTAAGGTCGTGTACGTTCTTCGGGATGTTCTTCTTTACTCCGTAGTCAAAGATGTACTCCGTGCCTACGATGAACTTACCTCCATAGAGCGTTTGGTTTTGCATATAAACGGCCTCACGGTCGTATACGCTCTGCTGCGGTGCGTTGTACTTATGGCCCTTGAAGTAGAAGCCGATGTTTCCAAAGCGAGACTCTTTCTTCTCAAAGATGATGTTGTCTACGCTTACGAACTCAAAGTCCATCACGTCGATGGTGTACTCGTCGTATCCGTAGTAGTAGCGCTCCATACCCACGTCGTACTGTGAGTTCATAAATCGGTTGGGATCGTTACCAAAACGATTCATAACCGTGCGAGCCATATTCTCGTACTGGTCCTCGGTGAACTGATCACCAGCAATGCGCTTTAGCTCAGCGATGCTCATACGCTTCATATGACCTGCGTAGGTGATATCGCTAAACGTGGGATCGTCCGTGAAGCTGTGGATGAAGTATGCAGGATCTACATATTCCTCTACGATTCCGTAGTTCGGGTCGTTGCTGCGCTTGACAACAGCCATACCACAGGTAACGAGGTCCTCTACATTGCGACGAAAGATCTTCTCGTCAAAGTCATTCCAGCTAAGGGTAAGGTTCGTACCAATCTGTGCGGCAATCTCAGCTGCCGTCTTTACGTTGGTCTCAAGGAAAATCTCTGCCTCTTCAGCAGTGTCAGGCAAAGCGTCGGGATCAACAGCAGTGCGGAGACCGCTGTCCTTTGCTTCCTTCAGTACGTCCTTGTTCTCGATGAAGATCTTGACCTTGTTCTTCTCAATGTCCTTCTCGCTGCGGCTTAATGGATCGATAGCCTCGAGGTTAGGGTAGAACTTAGCAGAAAGAATCTTGTTTACTACAATCTTTACGAACTTAGGTACGATAGGTACTGGAGTCCAGTCAAGGTTTACCAGTGAGCCATCTCCGTTGTTCGGATCTAGTGAGGTGAGGATTTGCTTGTAGATAGAAGTGTCTTGCGTACCGTTGGCGTAGTCTCGTGAAATCTCAAATTCCTTCCAACGCTTGCTGTAGAGTGAGCCCTCCCACTGGGCACTACCCCACTGTCCGTAGATAGCCTTAGCATACTGAAGGCCATAGCCTTTGCTAGCCTTAATCTCGTGTGATGCTAGCGGGTCGGGGAACGTAGAATCGTATCCGCCGCTTTTAACTGAGTATTGATCCATTTATCGCAGTTTATACACAAAGGTACAAGTTATCTTAGCGCGTAATTTCCTTACCCTTGCGGAAGAAAACCTTGTCATTGAAGTCTACCTTCTTGACTTGCTTTACTTGTTTTTGTGCTGCGAGAAGTGCTAGTCCAGACGAAATCGTCAAGTCAAACTTAGTTCGATCGTCAATCTTAAAGTTAATCCAATCCTCTAGTGTTCGGTTGAAGTACATCCTACCAAACATTCCAGTCTCGTTGTGAAGGCCGACGTGGTCGTGGATGTACGCCTCAATTGCCTGAGCGTGAGCCTGGATTACGTCTTGGCTGTTGGATGGGATACCCTTAGTCTTGACGCTTGACTTCATTGCTGTTGTAGCAAGGTGGTCTGGACGTGCCATCAGGTACTCGTCGTAGCCCCGTGTTTCAAAGTAGCGAGCAATTCCGTACTTGTTGTTTTCTATTAGCACAGGATAACCGTAGAACACCGCGGCCATCAGCACATCCTCGTAGAAGATCTTTGCAAGTGGCGGACGACTAGCGTACTCTGCTACGAACATATTCGCCGGATGCTCCATTGAGAACTTGTTGTAGACGTGGCACGCACCCTTTGATGCTCGGTAGTCAATAGTAGTGTCAAGGTCATAGGAGTCAACACCCATTACGCCAAACGCAGAGTTAGGAGCTACCAATTTGTTGTTCTCGGTCTTTCGTTTATTTCGAATATCGGGAGGAGCAAGCCACGCTACTCTCCATCTTCCATTTGGATCTGGAGCAAACACAACCTCTGTGTCCTGCTTTCCGTCCTTCCACTGGAAGTTTCCGATGATCACTGGATTTGGGAACAGCTCTTCGTTATGTTGAATCTGCTCGTAGATCTTCTGGATGTTGAACAGCGAAGACTTAGTTGAGTCGCGGAATGCTTCGTCTTCGGTAAATGGGAACTGACGGATGATTTCGTTTAGTTCGTAGCTGTTGTTCTGCTGTCCCTTGCGCTCGTTCTTTAGAAAGGTACGTGCTCCAATCGAAGTGAACGTCCCATCCTCAGTCATCACTGGCTGCTCTGGATCCTCAATAATAGGCATACCATATTGGTCAAAAAATCCCTCCAATGCTTCATAAGCTGGAATAAAGATTTTATATAGACCACTTTTGGTACGTCCGTTTTCGTTGCGGTCATTTGGGTCCGAGTCGTAGTACAAGTCTCGGAACTCGCGTCCTCCCTTGTCGAGTGGGTTTACCGTAGAGCCAACCATTGCCTTTCCAATCACCTTGCGACCAACGAGCAAACAGGTGCGGTGGATGCGCCATACTTCACGTATGTCATTAGGATTCAACCACTTACCGGCCTCGTCGAGAAACAACATATGGGTCTTGCTACCGTCGTATGCGTTGTTGGTTGTGTTCTTCCAGTTGATGATGGTGTCTAGTGCCTCGCCGCGGTAGGATGTCTTGTTCTTTTTGGTGATGCGCTTGGCAGGTTCACGGAACGCAAGCTCCATCCGTGGGTTGGTGGTACCGTCAAGGATAGGCTTTAGGAAGAATGGGTAGCTACGGAAGATGGGTACAATCTTTGAGCCGAACACAGCCTCTTGAGCGTCAGTACCCGTCTTGCTCATAATGCCCAACAGCTTCTCAGTTACCTGCGATCCCTCGTCCACTAGCGTAGCAGCGCTCATATTGGTGTATCCAGAGCGTCGACACTTGGTGTATATCTGGCCAAGACACCGAGGATCAGCCTCGCACGCCGCAAAGTGTGTGAACAGCTTACGCTGGAAGTCTAGGTATCCCGGGTATCCGATGTCAATCTTACTCCACTGGAGAAACATATAGTGGTGTCCAGTAATGTACGTTGGAACACTATTATTCATAAACCAAAGACCTTCTCTCCTGCGTCGAAACTCCTCCTCAATGTACGGACTCCACTTCTGTTGGAACTCACGCGGTGCTTCGTACCAGTCGTCCATACTCTGGATCTGCTGAAGCTCACGTGGCATCTCCTCACGTACCCAACGTTGGTTCACTTCTGGTGAACTTGCGTACAGGATATCCTTTGGCATAGCCGGAAGCTGAATCAGGATAGACTCAATCTCAATGATGGGACCATCCGACCCATTGGGACAGATGTTCACCACCTCTTTGCCGTCTATCATCTTCAGCCCTGCCATCACTTCTTAGCCATTCGTTCTGCGAATCCTCCCTTGAAGTCCTTCTCCTCCTCGAATCCACCGGACTCCTCGAGGTCACCAATCAGCTGTTCTAGCTTTTGACGCTCCACAATAAGCTCCTTGCAGGCTAGTGCCGTATCCTTGATGGCTTGTAGCTCCGCCTTACGAGCAGAACCAGTAAGTTCTGGGTCTACCGGCTTGCGAATCTCCTCGGTCATATTATTGATGGCGGCCTCCATAGCAGATATGAGGTTCTTCGCAGCGTTTGCTGTAGTGAACTTTACTTCTTTACGCATAGCAGGTGGTGAATTTGCATACGCCACAGCTTTCGCCCATTGATGTCCATCTCATAGTCAGCATCCTTAGCAAAGAACACCACGTCGCCAACAGCAAGACCTTCTGACTCCAACCACTGGCTGCCGTACACAATACGTCCCCAGCGCTTCTCTGGCTCCTTAAACGTAACTAATTCGATAACATCGCTCTTAAGTTCAGGCTCAACCTCAACTGGCTCAAGGAATACCCAGTCGGCTACAGCAATCAGCGTTCCGTCTGGCTTCTCGATCAGGTAGGCTTGGTTAGCGCTACCGCCAAATTGGTCGTAGTTGACGCGGTAGATCTTTTCCTTCGGATCAACAACCTGCGTGTCGTTAAGTGCAACGTGGTGGTGGTGGAATACGTAGTCTCCTACCTCAACCTGACAGTCAAACTTAGCTGGAACACCAACTACCTTAGCCTTCATCGTGCGATGCTGGAACTCGTTGTACTTGGTGTCTACGTATAGTTCGGTCTCTCCGACCTTCATCGTCTCATTGACAGCCGATGGGATGTGTACCAAGATATGGTATAGTGGTTTCATATGAAGTAATTTAAATTGTAAGTCGGTTACAACTAAAAGTTGCAGTCGTACTCTACGATCGTAGGCATACCCTCGATAGACTTCCACAGCATAATACCGCTCTCCTTTTTCAAATAGATAAGGTAACGACGCTCGCCGTGGTTATGTAAGTGCTGTCCATCGAGTATGATGGAGTTAATCTCTCCATCGCCAGCTTTCTGTCCCACATAGTAGGCCAGAGCTTTTAGCGGATCAGTGCCCGCAATGATTTTACGAATAAGGTCCATTTCATTTAATTTAGATTTAGCCAGAAGTCTGGATCAGAAGTGTCTCCACTTTCGTCGTCATCATCGTCCTGGTAAGACGTTGCAAGATACATCAGCAAAGAATTCATCTCTTCCTGGCTGTCTACGTCGATGGTAGAGATAGACTCAACCACGTTCTTTCCTTTGTGCTCTCCAGTTACAAGACCTACCGTGCCGATCATCATAAAATCATCGTACACGCCAAGCTCTTTAGCCTTCTCAGCAATCTCTTCGAAGCTGTTCCTCGCGAAGATGAACAGTTCAACCCTAGCTTGATCTTTATCCATTAAAGAACGCGTAGATGTAGTACTGAGAATGCGTCTAGTGAAATTGTTCCACTACCGGTCTCTGATGCTCTTACTGATATTACGTCGCCATTATTTAGGTTTTTGAAAAAGGCTTGCGTTACGTGGTGGTCAGCACCAGCACCTAGTGGTGATTCGCTAACATCTACGATAGCTCCGTTAACTTCTAGGTCGAACTTTACGGAAGTTCCAGATCCAGTTGTAGATAGACTTGCAGCTATAGTTATCTCAACTAGAATACCGTCAGCCAATATCGTTACCGAATCGTTTACGCCACCATACACGCTTGAAAGAGAGAAATACGCTGCTCCGTCACCAACTTTGTTGGAGGAACCAGCACCAGTTCCTATAGAAAAGAACTCAAGAACTTGAGGAGTTGATGTTAGGGACAATGTATCTGATGTCTTTAGCACAAACTCGGGTGCAGACTGATAGCCACCAGGGTTTATGAGCGACTTAAGATTAGAATAGTCGATGCGACGCCAAGAGTTGGTAGATACGTCGTAAATCAAGAACCTGTCTCCATTGGCGATAGCACCAATGTCAGAGATAGAGGATGGGTTGTCAAGGCGTACAGTTGAGCTAGTGATAGCAAGAGGAAGCGTGGCAGCAGTAACAGCGCCACCAGAGAATGCAGCGGCGTTCAGCGTACGCTTTACAACCTGATTGTTTGCATTAAGAAGCAGGGCCGAGGTCTCAGTGGTTCCGGTAGCAGGAACAGTTGGGAACTCAAGGATTCCATTAACGCCAACTTTCGTGGTTCCGATCTGAAGCGCAGTGGTTACTCCGTCTCCAGACTCCACGTTCTTTAACGTGGTAGTGGCTGTGTTAGTAGAAAGCTTCAGCAGCGAAGCAAACGCATCTTTAACCTTCTGACCGCTAAGTGTTGCCATATTATTTACTTTTGCTACAAAGATACAATTTACTTCATTGGCTAAAAAGTTCAAAAAGAAGGAGGACCTTAAGTTCAGGGACTTCGCCTACCGCGACGAGCGTGGTGATCTGTCGTACAAGTACGTATGGCACGCAGACCGGTTTATCAAACAACACTACGGACTACAGCCTATGTATGTCCAGTTTCTTATTTACGCCTACGACCTAGAGTTCTTCACCATCGAATGGATGGCTAAACAGTTATCTAAGTCATACAACCAGACCAAAGACTGGCTGACTGTCAAGATGCGTAAGAAAGGGTTGCTGTTCGACTACTTCTCGTCAGAGGACATCAACATCCACAAGGACACATCTATGTGGTTTCGTCAGGAGAACAGATGGAACTACCGAAAGCGCTATGCGCTGACGCAAGAAGGTCGTATGATTGCAGATCGATGGAAGGCGATAGCTTCAGGAAGAGAAAAGGTAGAGCTAGACTATCACCCAAGGGCCGAAAACTTTGAGATACCAGACAAAAAAGAAGGTCTTCCTATTGGTGGTAAGCTAAAGAAAAGGTTGCGTGGTCACGAGGACACTCCGCTAGGGAAGAAGCTGATAGCTAAGGCTATCGAGAATGGGATTGATATAAGCGGAATTTTGCCTCCTTTGAAGCCCCAGCGTGGGGAGTAAACTTGCCGTCTTTGTCCGGCATCAGGTAGTAACGACCCTTCTCCAACATCCAGTGATGACCTTCTGGTGCTGGTACCATTACGTGGGTCTGTTTCTTCTTAGCTTTCATTTCTTAGTTCTATTACGTACTGCTGATATAAAGCGCTTCTCGTCGTGGTCGTAGTCCTTACCGTCTCCGTTGCCGTATGTGCCAGCCTGACGGTTCTTCTTGTTTAAAAACGCACGATATTGCTTACGCTCACGAGTAGAATGGTACTTCTTGTCGTACGCTTTCTTCTTCTCGTAACTGTCGGGGTTCTCGTCGTAGAACTTCTTAGTCTTCATTGCTGAGTTTGTTTAGCAATTGGAAGTTACGAATTCCAACAACAGCACGATCAGCACTGACGCGCTTTACGCCACGGAGGTTTACCCCTCGCTTTTTTGCTGACTTTGCCATTGCTTGAGAATATAGCTCGTTAAGCTGTTGATAGAGTCGTGGAAGACGACACGATCGTAGATACCGTTGAAGTAGTCAAGGTAATGGTCACGAGGGATTGCGGCCCACTGGTCCCGGTAGGGGCTGTAGTGGAACACGTAATCAATCAGTACCTCATTCCTCATCCTCGTAGAAACAAGCCTTGAACTTAAAGCTCGTAGGCGTCTTACCAGAAGCCTTTACAGCAGCCTCTAGCTGTTTCATTCCTGAGGCCATATCCATAGACTTGATCTCGATCTCCTCACCGGACATCTCTTCGCCCATCTTGCCCCCGTAGTTGTACTTCTTAGCTTTCATCTTACTTCTTCTTTAGCATCTTGAAGTCAACAGAAGAGATCTTTCCGTCCTTGTTGGCGTCAAGCTTTACCTGACCGCCCTTGAGGTACTTCATCATTCCACCCTTAGAGTACTTCTTCATCATACCACCTTTTGCGTAGTATCCGTCGACGTTCATCTTACCTCCACCCATCATCTTCTTTACGGGCTTCTTGGCGATCATCATACCCTTAGCCTTCAGCTCACGGTCAAAAGCAGGAACAGCATCAGGATCTGATTCCTTCAAAGCATTGCGCATCTCGGTCAGGTTCTCCATCTCACGAGCCTTTGCATTTGCATTGAACTTCTGGTCAGCCGTCATAGGCTTCTTCTTCTTAGGGTCCGGAACGATCGGAGCCTTGCCTCCGTTCTGGTACACAGTCATCTTAGCTTTCATAGGTACAAAGTTATTTATTTATACGGTACGTATTTTGTCTTACCACCCTCACGAACAGCCTTGAGGATCTGCTTGCGGTTAGCACCTTTGCGGTACCCTACGTGTACCCAGTCAGGGTTCTTGTCTGTTCCGAACTCCCAGATCAATTGATCGAACTCCAGGTTGTCCTTGATGAACTTAAACACATCAGCATTGGTAACACCGTTACCGTGGCCGTCCTGGTCAAGGTCAAGCGCACGACCCAAGTTATGGTCCGAGGTAGCACTACCTCCAATAGCCTTGTTCAAGGCAGCAGACCGGTACCCGCTGCTTACAAAGATCGGAACACCAAAGTACTCACGTACCTTGTCGAACACCTCAACAGCAATCGTCTTCATATTCTCCAGATGCTCAGCAGTAGGTTCGTTACTAATGCCCTTACGCTTGGCAGTGTCACTACGTGTGACCTCAGCAAGTGATAGATAGTTACTCAGTTTCATAGCCACAAAGATAACAACACCACCAATAGCTGTTTTTACTAGGTACAAATCGTGTACCCTTACCAATACGCAAAATAAACTCCCACTAATCTAGTAGGTATTTATATAAGTACCTGACAACCACACACATAAATCTACACATACCACTTGACTTTCTCGTCTGTAGACCTTAGCTTTGTGCTACGCTCTTGCGACAAGAGCAGACGAAGTACACTATATCGCCTGACGCTTCTCATATACGAAGCATCACAACCATAGCCCGACGGCGATCTTGAGCCGAGGGCGTGTAGAGTCAGGGGAGCTAGCCCTAAGGCGACAAGCGACCCGGACAAGCGATAGAGCAACGCAATCAGAAACCGCTTGAAAGCTCTGGCAGATGTCCTGCCCTGTCCGGTCTGTCCAGTTTCTATAACCGGACGGACACTTCGAACAGCATTATGTAACGCTAGGTTAGGTTCATATAGCTGTTTTCTACCCAGTTACAAAGATTGTCAAACATATTGAAGCCTTCCCCCGTAATTCGTTTTAGAAAATAGTATCTAGGGGATTATATACATATACGCGCGGTTTCCTATTGCGGCGGAAATTGTTTTCCAAAGGTATGCCCCTACGTTTATTTTGTTTTCGTTTCGGTCGTTTGGCGTTTTTGTGGTCGGGCGTTGAATTGTTTGTTCGGGCCTTGTTAAGGGAGGCGGAACAATCTCCCCAACTTTTCCCACCTTTTCCCACATCCCGCCATAATTACCCGCCTTATATGCGCTTTGCCCGCTAGGGTTAAAAATTTTTTTTACTTGGTATATTGTTTTTTCAAATTGTTGTCGTATGTTTGTGACGTAGGTATTCCCTACTTTGTTTTAAGTGTTTAATTATTAATTCTTTATGTTATGTCTTTTAAGTATGTTTTATTCCAAGAAGTAGGTAAAGCTAAGACGCGCCGCGAATCAGTGCGGGCGAACTCTTTGCCTATGTTAGTTCGGTCGCTTTATGTGGGTTTACATACCCAGAAGCGTACCGGGCGCCGTATGTTCAACCTATCGGGCGGCGCGGGCGTATGGCTTGAATTTTTTGATACGGAGTTACCCTTCGCGCGCCTTCAAAAGTTAGCGCCCAATTCGTTTAGTCCTTTGGCTATGTACGAAGCATTGCTACAGCTTGAAACGCTAGCGGGCGGGAACTTGGCCGATTTTCCGGAATTGGAGACGGAGTTTAAAAATTTGCGCGACGAAGCAGCAAAGTATAAAGCAGCAGCGCAAAAAAAGAAGTACACACCTATTAACGACGACGCGGCCGTATGATAGTAGGTACTTTAATTCCGTCTACGTTTGAGCATACTAGCGAAATTCAGGCGCGTTATAGTTCGGCGGGCGAAAAGAAGGCGCGGGAGTTTAGCCCGCGCGGACTTGCCCGCACTAAAAAACGCAAAAGGGCGCAGGATGCTAGAAACGGCGTGGAACTTGCTGTACTTGGTGCGATTGACAAGAAGGCCGCAAATAAGCGGGCGAAGTTGGCAGCAAGGGAGGCGAAGCGCCGCGGACTAGTTTAGTACTTTATTTATTTGCGCTAGGCGCAGGACTACCAAGGTAGAGTAGTGAGTTCCACACTATAAACGGAATGCCCGCGGGAGAAACGTGTGCCTATTAAAAAAGGTATGCGCGTATTTCGCGGGCTTTACCTGTTAGATGCAGGTTATTACTTGTTTCTTTGTTGGGGACTATTAATGTAGGGTTATTGCCTTACGTTATTAGTTCCCTTTATTGTTTAACGCTAGGCGCGTAGGTAGTTTACTACTTATTGCGCCTTTTTATTTGCTGTTATTGTTATGGATGCTAAAATGTATCAAGACTTGGTAACATACCAAGCCAAGCGTATTGAAGCACTGCAAAAAGAAGTGGCAAGGCTTGAAGGCTTGATTAACCAAACTAGTAAACAACATAAACCACAAACGAAGTGAGTCAGTTAACTTATAACTACTATGCTAGCGTAAAAGGTAGTAATGCAGCTCGTAGCATCTGCAATGAGCTAAACACTATGATAGGTAGAACTGCCTGCCGTATTGCACAAAAGAAGGCGGGAGGCGTTTATTTTCTTGACTTAATCGTAACGGCCGACGAAGCGCTCAAGTACGACATAGAGTCAGACTTTACCTTATCTATTTAACTAAAGGAGAAGTGAACAGCCTTTAAGTGTTCACATTATTTCTATTTAATTGTCTTATGAAAACTAAACTATCAACTTTCTATATGGCTGCTGTTGAATATCCTCACGTCCGCGGCCCTTTGTTTCAAGTACAAGCCCGAACTGAGAAAGAAGCAAGAGCAAAACTACGCTTCCGACTTGGTATGGGACGTTGCCCAAACGGAACGAAGCTCGTAGATTTGTTCACCATCTAACCAACTAACCAATTTAATTTTATTGTCTTATGGAACTCAAGCCTTTATTTTGTGTTGGCGAGACTGTAATGATTGTCAAGCCTGAGGATCCCATCATTAAGTGGAACTCAGAAGGAGGTATGGACCACCTTATGGGTGAGCTACGTACTATTGTAGAAGTAGATGTATTTACTTATGACGGAACCGATACAGTGCGTTATCGAGTTAGCAACGACGGACGCGGCAACGGAAATTACTGGGGCTTTTCTGAGGACTGTTTACGCGAGCCAGACGGTAGTGTTCGGGAACGCAAGGAGCCAGAGCCTACGTACGACGACCAAGGTCGAGAGACAGTACTAACTAGTTCAGGAGAATTTATCCTTAAAGAAGATGCTGTTCTAACAGACTTTGACGGGTGGGTTCACGTTGACGAGGTGTTGACTGCTGATGACGGCAAGACGATGCACCAAGACAACTACCGTGACCACGGATACCGAGAGACTCCTAGCGGTGAGGTGTTCCACAAAAGCGTACTCAATTACGTACAGGACCTAGGCGAGTGGCATCATCAGGACGACGAGGATGATTCTCACTTCCGCCATAGTGACGGAGACTACTACTCATACGAAGAGCCTGCAAACGACCGACACGATTACCACGCGGGACCTCGTGAGAACTACTCAGACGGCGCTAAGTTTCGGTTTGGCGTAGAGGTAGAGAAGGAGGACTATAGGCCTATGAGCAACTACGAGCTATACGAGGTAGACAATACTGGGTGGGCTCGTGAGCGTGACGGTTCCCTCGACGACGAATCAGGCTTCGAGCTAGTTAGTCCTATGTTTGACTTGTTCGGAGATCGTTTCGACGAGCAGGTAAACAGCGATATCCTATCCGAACACATCAACGCCAAACATACTAGTTCGTGCGGTGGTCATATGGGGTTCTCTATCAAGAACAAGCGCGGCGCTCAGGTCTTTGACTTGTATAACGGATTCTTCCCGCTGCTTATTGCTATGTACCGCAAGCGTCTTAATGGCGACTGGTCTAAGCTACGTACTAACAACAGCTACAAGAGCGGGCGACATCGGTACTCAGCTATCAATGTTCAAAGTGGATACATTGAGTTCCGCATCTTCAGTGCTGTTAAGGACGTATCTAACTTGCTATGGCGCAGGGACTTGCTACGTATTATGGCCAAGAACCCGAAGAAGGGTGTTATGTGGTGGATTAACCAAGCTATGAACCCTAACTCAGCTCTTCACAATCACATATGTAAGGTGTACAGCATTGAGAATATAACCAAGCTGTGTGCTTATGCTGCTGCCATTGCCGAGCGTATGAACGGCAGGGAGTATGTGGGTCTTGTGCATTTTGCCGACGAAGAAGTCAAGCAAAGTGCCAAGCGATTTGTATCTAACGTTTAATTGTTTCTTTTTTCTAATTCTATTTAATTCTTTTTTCTTATGTGTATTGCAATTCTAAACAACGGTAAAAAACTAACCCGTAAAGAAATGTCTAACTGCTGGGTGTCTAACGACGACGGCGCCGGTATGCTGTTCATCAAGGACGGATACCTTCAGGTCATCAAGCAACCCAATACTGATGGCTTCAATCGTGCAGGTGCTGCCTTCGACAAGTTCTACAAAGACTACGAGATGGTCTATGCTGAGTCACGTCAGTTCGGTTACCCTATTCTTGTTCACTTCCGTATTGCTACTCACGGTATGGATCCCGAGTACCTACATCCATTCCTTGTCAGCGACAGCGTGGGCCTTATCCATAACGGCATCATCTACGGATATGGCACGCGTGAGGTCAGCGACACTGCTGAGTTTGCCCAAGAGCTAGCTACGCTGCCTTCTGATATGACTAAGAACGTAGAGTTCCTTGACATTCCATTCGTTGCCAACTCTATCTTCGACAAGCTAGAGGCTAGTAACAAGGTTATCTTTATGGACGACCGCGGCGAGTACCGCATCTTCAACGAGCAGCTCGGTCACTGGGTCGGCAACAACTGGTTCAGCAACGACGCGTACAAGACACGCACTACGTACTACGGTTCTGCTGTTGGCAAGCCAATGGCTAAGTACCAGCCACGTACTCAGAGCTACTACGACAAGTGGTCTGCTGATGATTGGTACGGTGATGCTGCCTTTGGAACAGCAAATCTGCCTGCCAACACATCGACAAGTAGTACGCCATACATCTTCGACAAGAAGTACGATTGCTTCGTGTGTGCTGATGAGGTATACGTCAACGACGAAGCTTGTTGCGTAACGTGCAACTCATACATTGTAGACTCTGAGACTGATGTAGTCAACAAGATGCTCAACGAAGATGCTATGCTCAAGCAGTACGGTAATGTTATTATGGACTAATGTTTAAACAGATTGTATTATGAAAACTATTGACTTAGCTAACGTTATGGCGTTACCACGCCACCCAAAGACCGATGGTATTTTCACACGCTTGGTTAACGGTGAGCAGATGTTTATTGACGTAGACATCCGTATTGTTCCAACAACAATTGGCGTACTTCGTCCTATGTTTAACTGGGACGGTTCAATTCCAAGCAATGGGCTCATCAATGTTCGACTTACCACAAGTGGCTTTATGGGATTTGTCTGCGTACAAACAAGGGTAGGCAACTTTAGCGATTCCTTAACAGAAGAGGTGTGTATTTCAGAGACTGACTTCCGATACGACACTACAACTGTTGACAAGAACACTCTGGATTTACTTCTGTGGTCTTCTACTGTTGACGACAACAATCCGTTAGAGAATACAGTACTTGGCAAACGAGGCGGAGTTATAGAGCTCGGCGCTGTGTTTACCCATCCTCTATCGTTTAAGAACAAGTCCTTAACTACAGACGGCATCCCCGTTGAGTTTTTCGGTATATCTACCACCGACGGACAGGAAGGTGTAGCTATTTTGTATGAGCCAAAGGATCGTATTGCAACCAGTGAATACATAGAGTCTATCAGAGGTAGAGAACGATATATCTGTATCAGCTGGTCAAATGAACACAGACAATACGTTACGTGCATTGACGGTGTTACTCGTGCAACTGAAGACTGTAAGCCTTGCATTACTGACATCACCGAGACAGGACTAGGTAACGCTATCGTGTTCGTTGGTTTTGTCCCTCGTTCTACGCTTAATAGCATAGTTACTTTCACTACTGTAGATAGACTGGACAGCAACTATGATGAGATGCTTATATCAGAAAACACCGCCAATAGACTCATCGGTAAAACATATGGCTCACTCACTCCTGTTATGTACGGTAATAGGTTCTGCCTTGATGAAAGCCGCAAGCCTATTCGTTACCGGCTTGACTACCACTCTAGCGATAGGGATACTGCTGAAGAGATAACATCAGGTATGACTATTGGGTTTGAGGTAGAGAAAGAGGACGAGAGTGCGCTTAAGTCTTACGATGCATACACTCTTCTTGAGGATACCGGATGGTTCAAGGAACGAGACGGATCTCTTGACGATGACTCAGGCTATGAACTTGTCAGTCCTATCTACGACCTGATGAGCGACAAGCTAGACGACGACATCAAGTCAAGTCCTCAGCTCACTGAGCTTATCAATGCTGACTATGGTCGACGTTGTGGTGGACACATCCACATTGGTAACGGCAACAGTGGTGCCACGTTGTTTGACAAGATGTCACCTTGGATTCCTCTTATCTATTCTCTGTACGTTGGTCGCATCGGTGGTGAGTACTGCAAAATCAAGAAGAACAAGGACATCAAGGACGACCACGACAAGTATCAGGCCGTGCGAATCTTTGACAACCGCATCGAGATTCGCATCATCTCTGCTGTACCAAACGTAGAGACCCTGCTATGGCGTAGAGACTTGATGCGTATGATTATGAATAATCTTGACTGGACACCAATGAAGATTATGAATCAGCTACTCGACGATAAGAGTGAGCTGTATGCTCTGCTGCATAAACAGTACACGCCATCACAAATAGCTGTCAAGGCTAGGCTCTATGCCTACTTTGCTTCTGAGCTACTTGATGATGCTCACGCTGTCAAGCAACACATTATGAATGCTGTAGACTACTTCAGCAAAACACAAATTCGTCACCTTAAATCATACTCTTTCAATGTCAACCAGTAAAATCGAAGCTAACTTCAGCAAGCCGTACAAGCACGGCCTTACACGTTCAACTGCATACGTAACAGCATTTGTGTCTATCGATGCGCCTAACCACCGCTTCAAGATAGATGTCACTAGTGGTCACGATACTATGGGCACTGGCTCTGACTTCAACATACCTAAGATGGAAGCTACGCTGCGTATGAAAGAGGAGATTCTAGAGTACATCAAACAGCACCTTTAATATGAGTGAGGAGAAGATTGACCGAGAGATCAGCCGTCAAAACGATCGTATGATTGATGCGGGAATATGGTTTCTTAGATTGACTATATTTGGTAACGTAGTGCTGTTAGTTTTATTTAACCTTCTAATGTAGCTATGATTATGAAAATGTCTATAGAAGACTTCTTGTCTTCCACATTTAAGATTGACTTCTGCGTTGACGAACACACACGTTACGTTGCGGTGATAGAACCTGAATGGGAAGACGACTGGGTTACTGTTAGTGTCGGAGAGTACTACTACGACGTTAACCTTTGGCTTGATGACGATGATGTTGTACGCTTTGCTGTATACAGACTCAAGTCAGACCCTGATAACTCTCCTGATTTCTTAACTATGATTGACAGCAAGGTCGTCTGTAGTGACGGATGTTCTTCAGCTGTTATTACTGTTGCAGTATAAAGTTATTAACAATTCTGCAAAAACACTTGCATCTTAATTTTTTCTCGTGTAACTTCGCCTAGCAAAAGCAAGTCAGCGATACGACAGTAGCTGTTCGGATGATAGACATACGAAAGGCAGCCGTAGCATCGTGCGTCGTAGCGTAGCGAGAGGGCCTCAAGCCCGACGAAGCGTAGCGCGACGCCTGTGTCTAAGTACGAAAGACGTAGACGCAGGACGCGCTCGTTACGTTGTTTGAGCGGCGTATTATAAACCAACCTAACCTATGAAACAGCAAATTAAATCTTACTCAGACGTAGCTCTTATGCTTATGTCTATCACACTGATTGTCTTATACTTAGTAGATAAAACAGGATACAAATGAAACAGACAGCAGTAGAATGGTTTTCTGAAAAAACATTTAATCAGATAGAGTTATTGAAAAGAGGATATGTGAACCAAGAAGAATTCTTAGGTGGCTTAATCAAGTTAAGAGACCAAGCCAAAGAGATGGAGAAAGAACAAACACTAAAGTTTGGAATTAAGTGTCAGCTAGACTTCATTAAGTCGGATGGCATCCGTAGCGTAGAAGATTTATATGAATCAACCTTTAATCAACAAACAAAATGAAATACAGAATCAAAGTAAAAGAAACAAAAGACGGATCGTTATACTACTCACCGCAAGTAAGACACAGTTGGTACCAACCTTGGTTTAACGTTCTTGATTACGGGATTGACTCTCATATGACAAACGTCTATGTGCGAACAGAACATCAAGCTGTTCAGCTTATTGAAACACATCTTAAGAAGCAAGTACTGAACGAAAAGAAAAAAATAAAGTCAATAAAATACATCAACATTAAGTAAAAAAATAACAGCAAACACTTGCATATCAGTAAGATTGCTGCTATATTTGTCTAGTAATTCAATTTAACCTATGGAAAAACTAACATTCCAACAGCGACTGATTAACGTCCAGTCGCGGCTGAAGGCTCCAAAGTCTCAGTACAATTCGTTCGGTAAGTACGCTTATCGTAACCAGGAGGACATCCTCGAGGCAGTAAAGCCTCTGCTTGCAGAGAACGGACTGACTATGACAATCTCCGATGAGATCATTGGCGTTGGCGAACTTATGATTGTTCGTGCTGTTGTCAAGGTAACAGATGGAGTAGATGCTACTGAAGTATCAGCCTGCGCTGGTATTGACACCAACCGTAAGGGTATGGACATCGCACAATCTTTCGGAGCATCGTCTTCCTACGCTCGCAAGTATGCGCTCAATGGTACGTTCTTGATTGACGACACCAAAGATGCTGACGCTACCAATACTCACGGACGTGAGGCAGCAGCACCGGCTACACGTACTGCGGCTAAGCCTCAAGTAAAAGATGACGACAAGTTCCAGCGGGCTATGGACTCAATGAAGGAGAAAGGTACCAAGGAGCAGTACGACAAGATTGTATCTGCTATGGGTTCTGAATTCACTCCTGATCAGTATACAGCTCTTTCTAAGTTCATCAAGAAATAATGAACGAGATCGTATTGCTTGACGGCACGTCTTGGGACCTGCCCACGATCCTTGAGGCTATGATGGATGATGACTTCTACTATGGCTATCTTTCTTCTGCTTCACTATCATCTTCTTCCGACAAGCTCCTTAACCAGAGCCCGAAAGAATATGCAAAGATGTTGCGTGGGAATTCCCTTGACACAGCCGCGCTTGCAATGGGTAAACTAATTCACACCGCAGTCCTTGAACCCGATAAAGTTGATACTCTATTCGTCACTGTTGATGTTGCTTCTAAGTCTACTAAGACGTATAAGGAAGCGAAACAACAGCTAACGAAAGGTCAAACGCTGTTGACCGAGAAGGAATACAGCGACTCTATGTATGTTGTAGACGCACTACTTCGCAACGAGGTAGTCAAGAATATGCTCAAAGGTGCAGAGTTTGAGATGCCCGCCATTGGCGACGTCGAGGGCTTGCCGCACCGGGCTAAGGCTGACATCCTCCACCGCGGAGTAGCAGTCTACGATCTTAAGACAACCTCCGACATTGGAGGCTTTAACTACAGCGCACGCAAGTATGGATATCCAGCTCAGGTATACATCTACTGCACGCTGTTTGGAATTGACTACAAGAACTTCAAGTTCATTGCAGTTGATAAAGGTAGCAAGGACATCGGTGTTTTCTCCGTATCCGAAGCCTTCTACCTCGAGGGTAAGCGTCTTGTTGAGAATGCTGTTCGTGTTTATACGGACTACTTCATCAACGGCGAAGACCTCGATACCTACATAATCTACGGAGAGCTTTAATTATATTTTTTATGTCGCAACAATCAGATCGTCCCAAGTACGCGTTTGTTTCTGAGCCTGAATACCCTGAAGGTGGTAAGGTAAAACAACGTATCAAGCTTTCATTCAAGCCCGAACAGCTCGAGGCTATGAAGGAGTTTGTTACGGAGAAAGGAAACGTAAACGCTACTGTTGTAATCCTTCACGAAGGATACCCGTTCCTTGACGTGTACAACCCTGCTGAAGCAGAGAAGTTCAAGAAGAGCAACGGAGGAGGCTACAACAAGGGTGGCTTTCAGAAGAAGACGTACAACAGTCGCCCCGCTCATAACGAGGCTACAAGCGATCTTCCTTTCTGATGTTAGAGTCATCGATTGCTTATCTGCTTTCGATGGAGTGGGGGAGGGACATCATCGTCCCTCCTTCCTCTTCCTTCACCGTCAAGGACGACAAGGGAGACGAGGTATCGTTCTTCATCGCTCAAGCAAACTGGGAAGGAGACCACATCAAGTTCGTTCCGTTCGGTACTCAGAAGAAGTTCATTGTGTTCTTCATTTGGGGCAAGGACAAGGACAACCTGGTGACCATACCAACCGCCCGAATCCAAGATGAGATTGGAACCGGAGTTCTGTCTGCAAAAGACATTGCAACCAACCTAATCCACAAAATCCGCATCGATGTCTCGTCCGATCTACTACCTTCTGGCAACGATTTCATATACCAAAGGCAAGCAAAAGTATAAGAAGGAGGAGTGGATCGTAACTAAGTGCGAGACACCAAGCGAGATTATGACAACCGACCACAAGACTATGGACAGCCTGATGGATAGGGTCTATGGAGCCAACTACAAGGGAGAGAAGAAGATTGTAATTGTAAAAATTAATTCTAAGAGGATCATTGGTTATGAATCAAGACAACAGTAAAGGCCCAGGGAGCGATATGAAATTCGTTTGGTGGGACGACATTGGAGACAGCCAGGAACACGTAGACCAACAAGTAAAACCTACGCCCTGCTCAAACCACGCTGTTCAGCAGGACGAAGATGAAGCAGAGGCCGAGCGCCGTATGATGATCATTATGCGCAACGGAAATACTGGAGAGCATTACCCTGAGTATCAAGACTATAGCGACGAAGGAGACGATGAGTGATCCAATAAAAGAGATAGAAAAGAATCTACACGAGATGGAATTCAAAGATTTCTATCGTTGGATTGTAATCAATATGCCAAGACTATCTGGCGGCAAGAAGCCTACTCCAAAGAAACGTGGTGGTGAATTGAGTAAGCTGCACATCCATCCACGCCACAGCCAGTCAAAGTACTGAAGCTGTTTTGGGGTACGGATGCACAAGAGGCGGTGAGTAATGCAAGCAACGCAATCAGGAGTTTCTTCATCGTATGTTAATTTAATGTTAAATGTACAAATAATCTTTTAAATGACAAGGGTATTCTTAATTGACATTGACGGCACCATCTGTGACGACATCAAGAACGAGGACAGCCATCTGTATCCTAATGCTGGTGTTTACCCTGATGCGCTTACGATCATCAACAAGTGGTACGACGAGGGTAATGTGATTACGTTTTTCACAGCAAGGGAGTCAAAAGATCGTGCTGTTACCGAGAAGTGGTTGAGTGACCACGGCTTCAAGTACCACGGACTGGTGATGGACAAGCCACGCATCAAGGACGGACAAGAGTACGTATGGATTGACAACCGAAAGGTTAGAGCTGTTACTTACTTGGGTACTTGGTCTGAGTTGAAAGAAGTAGATGCTAAAATTCAAACATTCCAATGAGCAAGTACACTAATAGATACGGAGATGAGTTCACGTTTGAAAAGAACGAGAACGGAAACATCGACTGGAAGGGAAACTTCAAGTACACACGCTACGGATGGGATGACTCTGGTAAGAAGATATTCGTAGACCCGAGCGGAGGCCCATTCATAGGCATAGGAGAGGATATGTCTCTATATGGACTTAAAGGAGTCGCGTCAGGATTCGTTGACCACGGAGACTATTGGGAGATAGTGCTTAAGAGTTAGCAGACCTATTAAATGATACATTTATATCATAATTTTTTTCTAACACCTAAATACATTTGTAAAACCGAGAAGCCTGATGCGGTTAAATGAGGGCAAACAAAACCAATTAAATTTTAGAGAAATGAAAAACAACTTATTTGTAATCCTATTGACAGCATTGTTTGTCACGCTCAAACTGACCTCC